GAGCCTGGCGTCGCGTTGACTACTCCTCGACTGACGGTCCGTCAGAATTTCTCCGGCTAAGGTGACGCATCATCAGAGAAGCTCTCAGCGGCTATCTGCGGCCCTTACTCGCCCCGGCGGTCGCCGCCATACCGGGACGCGCCTTACGGGCGCTCAGGGAGACGCACAGCAGGCATGAGAAAGAGCCCCGCCGGGCAAGTCCACCAGGGACCGGCCCAACGGGGCTCAGAGGGCCGTTCAGACCCACTCGATAGTCACGCGCCCCTCTATCACTGCTGCCGCTTTGTTGCCCCGACTCTTTTCGTCGCTGCGCGCCTTGCGAACGGTCACTTTCTTGACGAACAGCGAGACGAACGAGCGCCGTTCAGTCAGCGACGCCGACTCCCACCATGAGCCGGGGCCGAGCGGGTCGCCGTTGTCGCTGGCGCTCCATTCGAGAATCGGCAGCGTCAGTGAGCCGGTCTGGCCAAGAGCCTCTAGGCGGCTGTCGGCGGCCCTCAGACGGCCCTGTTGAGTCTTGAGGTCGGTCGCCCAGCGCGCACGGCCGACGGGGTCGCCCTCGAACAGTTCGCGGTCCTCGTAAAGCTGCGTGATTGCCCGCGTAGCGTCGGCCCGCTCTTGCATCACGGTGCTCCGCTCTTGCGCTGATTCCGGCGACTCGTTCACCTCGGCGTAGTGCGCGCTGACGCGAGCGAGGATCTCCCGCGACTCCTCATCCCATTCCGCTGCCGCAATCAGCGCGAAGATTTGGCGCACCACGTGATCGTCAAGGGTGGCGCGAGAGATATAGGAACGGCCCTCATGGTCACCAGGGGCAGCGCTCAGAGGCTTACCCGCAGGACGGTTACAGAAGTAGCTCGGGCGCGCTGAGTTGTTGGCGGACATAGAGCAGCCACACGCACAGACCATTACGCCCATGGACGAGAGCAGCGCCGTAGTCCGGTGCTCATTCATGCGGACCGGCCGGGCGTCGAGCCAGTCTTGAACGGCGAACCAATCGGCGTCGTCGAGAATCGGTTCCCAGCTCCGCACGGGCATGCCGTCGGCGTCGCGCTGTATCCGGTGGCCGGTAACACGCCCGTTGGCGTTGTAGATGGCCTCAGCGTCGAATCCAGCGATATGCGGGTGACGGAGCATGCGGATCACGGTTTTTGGATGCCACGCGCTATCCGCACTGCGCTTGCCCCGGCTCGCTCCCAGGGTCGGGACCCCTTCGGCGTTCAGCGTCGAGCAGACCGAGTGAACAGAGTCAGTGCCAGCGAGCAGAGCCTTAACAATGCGCCGGATAACTTCAGCCTCATCCGGCTGAGTTACGAGGGTCTGCACGGCAACAGGCTTACCGCCGGGGGCCGTTCGGTTCTCTTGCTGAAGCCTGCGACCGTATGGCGCCTTACCGCCCACATAGCCGCCCAGCGAACGAGCCAGCGCAGCAGCGTCACGGACGGCCGTCGACTTGTTCTTTGACTCCTGGTAAGCGGCGTCGAGGCGGAAAATCAGGTGAATCAGGTCCATGGTGTCGCCGGGCCGGAATACGCCCTCCATGGTCGAGGCAAGGGTTACGCCCAGCGAGAGCAATTCATTGACGATCGGGATTGCGTCGCGCGGCTCCAGGCGGGAAAGCCTTGAAATGTTGTAAACGATAACGACGTTGACTCGGCCCATGCGGCAGTCACGCAGCAGCCGCTCAAAATCCGGCCGCTCGGTTCCGCTGTACGCGGATATGCCGACGTCCTCATAGTGTCCACACCAGGTGGCTTCACGACCCTGCCGTGCGGCCTCAGTGGCGAACGACTCGAACCGTGCCCGGTTGGCGTCGCGCTGGTTGGCGGGGCTCGCCTCGCTGCCGTTGACCCGTCCGTAGGACTGCCGTGTGTAGCCTGCAACGTGCAGATTCATACCGCTTACCACCTGGGGTGTTGTCATGGCTGAAGGTAGCCGTCGTTCGTGGGAATACGCAAAGGTTACGCCACGCACGATGGCATGCATAGCAGGCGTCTGACCAGCGGTTATGCCCGCTCCTCCAGCCTCAGCGGGGCTGCCACTTCTCCAGCGATCCACCTACGCACGAGGGGCACGGAACCTGTCCGGTCGTGTGACAGGTACGACAGCCATCAAAGCCCCCGCAGTGCGGACACCACACGGCACGGTGACCAGCGCAGTACCCGCAGACGTCCCCGAAGTGCCACAGGGACCAGGGAGGCTCACCGCCCGTTCGTCCGGCGCGTGGCTTGGAGCGATAGCCCGTGGGTGCAGTCATGACCCGTGGGCATGCCTGCGGATCTCAACATTGACGTCACTGACCTTCGAAAGGTCCCCGCGCATCCTGGCTTCCGTCCGCTGAGAATCCAGCGCCAGGCACACGTCACAACCGGCCGTAGGTTCCGGGTCCGGGTCCATCCGCAACGGAAGTTCAACCGGCGCTGATGGGTATCGCTTTGGCTCGGTCATGTCTCGATCGTGGCGACGACGACGAAACCCTTACAGGGACGCAACGGCCCAGTTTCACGGCGTTAGTCGGCGACTCCCAGAAACTCAGCGAGCTTCCGCAGACCAGAGGGGCGCGCCGGTCCCGCCCAAAGGTCACTGACGATGGCCACAGCGAGGGTGTGATGGCGCATCCATGCCGGGGCGATCTGCCGCAGCCTCTCAAGGGCCTTTACGGCACCCTCAGCGTTCCCTAGGTCGGCGTGCGCCCGCGCCACGTCGAGGAGTAGCCACGTGCGCCACGAGGGCGGCGTGTCGGCGCTGAGGCGCATTCCCTTGGCGAGGCTGAGCGCTTCCTCGGGCCGTGCGTGCTGGACAGCGAGGCGGACACGCTCAATGCGGACGGATGAGCGGCTGAATACCGAGACCATCTTTCCGTCAGCGGGAGGCGGAAGCGTGGCCAGTCGGCGCGTCGCATTCTCCGCCGTGGTCATCATCTCGCTGGCTTTGTCGTAGTCGCCGGAACGGGCCGCAGAGGTAGCAGCCGACATGACCAGTCCGCCCCACACCCGCAGCCCCTCAGCGGTGTTGCCCTGCTCTTTCTCGACCGCATCGGCAGCGTAAACGGCAAGGTGCTCGGCGTCGTCGAGTCGGTTTTGCCGCTGGTAGTTCCATGCGACGGAATTCGAGATCATCCCCGAGAGCAACGGATCGGAGGAATCGGATGCGGCATTCATGGCGCGTTCAAGTGCGCTCAGCGCAAGGTCAATTTTCCCCAGGCGGATAGCAAGGTGCCCCGCCAGTTGCAGCGCCTTGCCCAACGCAGCCTGACCCGCTGCCCGCTCATCCGCATTACCCACAGCGGCAGCGAATCGAGCGTCAGCGATGATGCCCGGCAAGACTTCCATGAGGCGCCCGAATTCCGCGTCATGGTAGAGAGTCCAGCCGTCGGAGATCTCGCGGCGCAGAAGGGGCAGAGACAGCCGCTCAGCGCCGTTTGGCTCCGGGGGCGGGGCGAACAGCGGGGGCATGATCGCGCGGCGCACAGCGACCAACTGAGGCGGTTCCGCGTCGCCGGTAGAGGGAACGCCCGGCGGGTCGCCGAGTAGGGCTGTCAGCTCCACTCCGAGCCCTTGCGACAGCGCGTGAAGGGTCGGCAATCGTGCGCTGTGCTTCCGCCGTTGCTCAAGTTTCCGGACCACATCGACGGACACGCCGGAACGCTCCGCCAATCCCTCTTGCGTGAGGTCTGCCAGTCGGCGCAGACGTGCCAACCGGTCGCCCAGGTGCTCATCAGCCATGCCAACCAGGCTACGCGGACGCTGGCTAGCACGTCAGCGGCTCGGATTACTCGCAAGACAGTTATCTGACGGACCATCAGAAAGGGAGAAAGCCCCGCACCAGCGACCAGAAAGGCGCCGGGTGCGGGGCTCGGCCGTCAGCGAGAGATCAAGCTAGATCACGCAGTTTGGCCAGGATCTCAGCTTTGGATGCGTGATGCTCCGCAAGATCAGTCAGGAACTCGATGATCCCGGCCGTCGTTCTATTGAGCCCGCTGATATCTCCCCTAAGGCCGTCCAACCCTTCACCCAACTGATCAAACCGGCCCTCCATTTCCCGCTGGATCTCTTCAATCTTGGCAACGATCGGGGCTGCATCCATGCGAGCATCCTACTGGGCAAGATCTGACGGGTGGGCATAGACGAAACACGGAAAGCCCCCGCCCTTGCTTCGCAGCAAGAACGGGGGCATCCCCTTTATGGATTACGCCGTTGTGGCGCTACCCCGGGTCGCCACCCGGGGAGTCTATGTTAGCTCGCGGAAGCCTTGATGACCTGAACCGCAGTAGCGTTATCGACCGCGAGACCGGCCACGCGGTACGTGGCACGGAACGCAACGGCGTCCTTGTCGAAAAGGAAGTCCTCGGACATGGCAACGGCCACATCGGAACGGACACCAATATGAATACGGGTCGGGTCCGCAACAATAACCGTCTTGGTCGGAAGGTTCGCAGAGACCAGAATCGGAAGCCCGAGACTTGCCTTAGTGACCGGGTCCGCAACCTGGCCAGCCAGGTAACCGCCATTCGCCCCGTTTTCACGCTCCTTGCGCAGCGCCTTGGCCATATCCGGGGAAGTCCAGATGACACCCGGAGTCGCGCCGATCGCCTCAATGTCGCTGTAAGCGTCGATGACGTTATCCCACTTAACGACAGTGTTACCGACCGTCAGGTTAACCGCCGTACCGACACCAGCCTTAGTAAGGCCGGTGAGCTGCGAAGTGCCCGTGCCCTGGAAAGCGTCAAGGTCAACCTTGGTCGCGAGGTTTCGAACCATCACCCCAGCGATAAGGTCCCGCATCGCCACGCTGGAATCGGCAATAACCTCGTTGCTCGCGCGGTAGAAGTCCGCATACTTCTGAGGCGCAAAGGTCAGACCGGCGAAAGTCGCCGCGCTCTCGGTGATGCTCGCACCTTCAGCGGCAACCCCCGGAGTGCTGGATCCAGTCAGCGACGGCAGCACAAAAGAGCCACCCTCAAAGCGATGCACGTTGACACCCGGCGCCTTGAGGAAAACCGACGAGTTGCGGAGGTGTTCAACCCACTTGTTCGCAACGTTGGTAGGGACCGAGTAGCCACCCGCAGCAGGACTTCCCTCAGCGATAAGCGCACGATATTCCTCCCCGCTGGGGAGCAGCCCCCGCCACTCGTCGCCGTCGACAAGCACTAGCTCGCCCTTGCCAGTGAGAGCACCGCCAGCACGCGCGGCCAGCGAACGGGCCTCAGTCTCGCGCTGAGCGCGCTCAACGTAGTCACGCGCTTCCGCTTCCTTGACCTGCGCAGCCTTATCGGCTCGCTCGAACCGCTCGCGCTTCTCAGCGTCGGAAAGCGTCGCGTCATCGTTGAGGGAACGCAGCTCGGCGACAATGCGAGCCCGCTCCTCTAGCGCATTCTTTGCCATCTTTTCGTAATTCAAGATTTTCTCCATAGGAGGAAGGCCCGGGATTTTGGGCGTGAAAACCCGCCCGAGCCGGCTCGGCCCAAGCGGTAGGCGTGTGGATTACGGGAGAGGTTTATTCAGCGGGTCGCAGAGCAGCACGGCCACGACAGGAGATTTAATCCGTGACCGTGCTCTCTCCGTTTCGCGCCCGCCAAGCGCTGACCATCACCCGGTCCCCCGGCAGCAAGTGCCGGAAGTATTAGTGCGGCTCAGCCGCAATCCCCGCCTCTGCAAGGCGGCGGAGTAGTTCCTCGATGACGGCTAGCCATTCGGCGCGGGCCTGCGGATTAGTGCACGCATCGGCCCAGCCCTGAAAGTACGCCATCCTGTCCGGATGCCAGTACTTGACGTAAAAGCTGTAATCGATGAGAGGTCCAAGAGGCTCTATGGGCAAAGGGTCGTCACCACGGCGTGACATGCCGCTGGTTGCTGCCATTAGCTCATCAGCCCCGCAATTTCGGAATCAACCGGCGCACTTTCCGGCGCAGGCATATTGAGGCGCTGCCGGTCGAGTGGATTAAGCCCGAACCGTGCGCCGAACGTAAGCATCAACGAGGCGGCGTCACGCGCGATTTGGTGCGCTGGAGACTTCTTGATCTGGCCCCGGTAACCCTCAGAGGTAAGGCCGTTCGCCGCCAGGTCGTTCATTGCTGCTGTGTAGGTAGCCCACGAAGAGCAGTAAGCCACCATGAATGCCCGATCTAGGACCGGCTCGAATACGCCACGCGCGTACAGCTCCGGGACCACGCGCGACCATTCATCCGCAGCCTCGCCAGTAAGCCTCTGGGGGAGCGCAGGAGCGTCCTCGACGGGTCGGGCGAGGGATTGAGCCTCAGTGTTCCCCGACTGTCCGCGCAGGACGCGCAGCATGGGGGTAGCAGGAATGTTTCCGCGCATGCTGGCACCTCCGTGCGTCGAG